CGGCACCTTCTTCTATCTCTTCCCCTGTCCGACTAGATATTCTTCTAGGATCTCCGCACTCTTTGAAATACGTGAGGGTAGCGTCCTTTGGAGTGACCTGAACGAACCTACGAAATCTACGTTGAAACTTCTGGGAAACTATCTCACCCCCGCGAGATACAAAAGATTCGTATTCTGTATAATAGTCGTCGGCCTTAGTCATGCGCATCGTCTGCGAAGGGACGTGATATCCTGCCACTACCCCATCTCCATCCGGGTTGGTGACCTCTAAATATCCATATCCAAACGTTTCTCTATCTCTGCGGATCTTCTTTTTCACCTCAGTGACATCTTCAGAGTCATTGAACATATTCATCAACTCCTCAGCATATTGAAGCTCGGCTAAGGCTTCTTCAGTTTCTTCTTCGCCTTCCGGCCCCACGTAGTCAAAGGTATGTCCGAATCCTTCAATGTTTGTAACATATACGTCTATACACTGAAGGAGCGTGTTATTTTGGTAGGGTAGTTTTTTTAGAGCGTAGGGAGAAAATGGAGGCTCAATTACAGAGTATGCGCCCTCTGCGCTATAGAATGTAGTAAACGGATCTATGTCCTGCCTAGATGCGTAATCATCTGCGTGCTGGCTAAGTATGGAGGGCTTCTCCCCCCCGAATCCTAGCACACGTTTGGTTGTAGTTGTCTTCTCAGCCATAATCTCCGAACAATGGCTATCACCTAGTCCGGAGATGTTCAATCAGAACCTTTGGGACCATTTATAAATCCCCTATACTGTATTTAGGCTATGTCTTAATGATTTCAGACTTGGACTTATCGGAGTCATTTAGGCGATTTTCGCAGTCCATCATTATTGCATTTTTGAGTTTCTTCTGACATATCCTTTGTTACTTGGTTGTTCTATTTCAGTCAGTTAAACTAAAATTTATCTGCCTTCCCTTACTCCTAGGAGGTGTTTTAAGTGGAGGGTCTGACTGTGTTATCTCAGAATTCGAAGGCTTATAGCACTCTATTACAGAGGCTCCTAAGTCTATGAAAAATTTAGAGTGGTCGTCCCCCGTGAGAAGAATTGTGCTATTAGCTGTAGCTAACTCTCCCCAGAATTTTTGTAGTTCACTATGGGACATGTGGCCAGTTCTTTGAGCCTCAGACAATGTGGAAATCTTAGTTTGGAGATCAGATACGGAAACGAATCCATATATGGATTCGGAATTCCAATTACCTACGTTAAAATCAACGAGTAAGAAGATTTGGTAGGAGTTAAATGGTTCGCTACAGTTCAATTCGAATATATGCGGGCTGTGCAGAACTTCCGTATCTCTTAGATAGTCAACTTGTGGGTCTTTCAAAACTTTAAGACATCCCTGCAGTGTTAGCTCATCCCCTCCGTTAGACTTCATTTTATATCCATTTAATTTAGATATAAAATGATCCATCGTCTCTTTAGGAGCTTTGGCAATAAAGGATTGTAGCATATCCATCCTAGTATTCCTTTCCGTAATAGGTTTCTACCTCTTCGTTTTCGCAATCATCAGTAACGTGTTGAAGTATCCAATTACTAAGATCTTTGTTAGGAGTGAAATAGATGGGGTTGTCGTTATCGTCTGAATAATGCCAAGCTTCTAATATCTCAGATGGAGCTGCAACCATCCCTAAGAGGTCTTTTGACCTAACTCCTCCAGAATCTATCGAAGACTCATTAGACTCCATGAATTGCTCCTCCTCTTCGACATTGACCGAGAATCCTATAGCATACCCTCCAGACCAGTGAGCCGATATAGGGACTAGGTTACTTGGGGGATTTATGTCGTAGTATTCTCTAAAATCTTTATTCATTACCACTTAATTATGTCTATTGTTTGATTCTTTGCAATCAGTTAATCAAATATTTCTCAAATTTTTTGCAACTGGCTGCAAAATTTAGAATCTAATAACTCTCCCAGTCATATTCAGAACGTCTGTAGATTTAGCAGTTGGTTTAGAGATAGGGCTAGGTATTTTAGGAAGCTCGAAAATTACTGAATCTGTTAAATAGTTGTAAATCGAACCCCAGAAATGATTTCCTTCAGGTGTTGACGCCCAAGACATAGAGCAAACATAATCTTGAGCGGTAAAATCCTTCCTAGGGGCATATCTTCCAGATGAGCTATACCTTTCCCACCACAATTTTACATACTCTTGTGGAAGTTCCTCTCCGACCGTGCTAATAGCGTGCCCTAGTTCCTGAGATCTGTCTTTTATGGAGAAAGGAATTGTAGGGAGTGAGGGAGTGGTAGCCTCTACACCTACGAGGTCCTGAACATATCTCAGATCTAAATAATCTGCTACTGAATGCCAAAAGTCTGAACCTGCTAATGACGTCGCAAATGAGAAAGAACCCCTAATAATATTGGGAGGATGTTCCATCCCTTCTGCAGCTTCGAGTATGGACTCGATCTGTTCTCTATTACTCCCTGAACCTGCCTGACTTAGTGACTCTTCCATATATAGGACGAGGTAAGGAGTCGGTAAGGTATTCACCAAAAATCTAGGAGAGTCGTTCCTTATATCAATTTCCGGATCTATCACCATGATATTGTTCTCCTTACACCTCTTAAGTTATCCATAAGCACTCTATCGCCTGTCTGGGGGTTATCTTTATGGAATTGATCGATGCGAATCTTCATCTCTTTAGTGATTTTTGGCCTCTTATTACACATAGAAGTTCTATGGCGTTGATTAGCCTTATCTTTGTCGTATTTGTGTTTTAAGTCTATAATATAGCCCTCCACTCCATCCCAAAAATCATAGCCCTCATGGGTATCCATCCAAGGAGTAAGATCTGCTACTTCATCCATTAATGCTAGCGCAATAAGATCGTCATATCTTAAATCTCCGTTATATTGTCTAATGACTGCTTCCACTTCATCGTTCTCAGACCTTCTCTGCTCTTCAGACAAGTTGAGAATCGCTAGAATAGCGAAATCTTCCGGCAAGTACTCCAGTAGACGGTCTTCGTATGTGTTTATCTTTGACATATGTTGGTATCGTCTGGATTAACCCCTAATTATTGCCCATAAAAGCTCTGATATCTGCGATGGGATTGTGTCCACAGAATGGAGTAATGTATGATTTGCCGTATGTGTCTACGGTAAACAGAGAATATCTAATAAATATATGGTCAGAATTCCGACGTTCGAAGTCTTGCGATTCTCCAATGGTAGGAAATATGAAACTCTGGCCCGAAGAAGTTATTGCTGCGACTTTTTTAAGTGTGTGTTTACTCATTACCCTTAAATTCTGCCGGATTTTTGAAACGTTGCAAGCACTTTTTCATGTTTATTTGAAAAAAAATTGCAACTAGTTGCAAAGTTAGAAGACTATTTTCCTGACCGATGTTAGTTTTTCATGAGACTTAATAGAGTTTGGGGTAATCTCCCTATAGCTCTCCAACTCCTTCATCAACTTTTTAGGTATTTTTGGGAAGGGGAGCCTATCATCAGACAAACGGGCTAAAACATTGCACCAAAAGTCCCACTCTTCGTCTTCGGATTTAGACCACTGAAATCCATATGTGATCAGAGAGCACAAAGTTGAACATGAAGAAAAATAATTTATCCCTGCTACATATTGAGGATCTTTTAGCACCCTACATATGATCAGCCTTAGACAGTCATCTGGAACCTCTTCATGTCTAAATTTATCTGGCAGTTCTGAAAGTGTCATAGGAATCTTAGGATAAGTCTATAGATAGTTTCCTAGTTCTGAGTAGGCTAGAAGTGGGATTTTTTTCTGGAATATCTTCGAAACCCTTAGGGATGGTGAGCTTATCTAGGTAGTATGGAGATCTACGGATATTTTTTCCGATCTCTTCTAAGTGGGGATGGTAGTTTCCATCTACACAATTAAGAGGCACTGTAGGAACATCAACTCCACCTATCTTAGAAATTGTAGGGATTAATTCCCAAACTAGTTTCTGATCTTGGGCTAATCTTACTTCGGTGAAGTAATTTAACCTCTCGTCTAGCTCTCCTGATATGTGGGGATGGGTGGAACTCATTATTTCCATCCAAAAAAGTAACTGTCTAATATTACCTTCTTTATTATTATAAATATAGGCTGGAGCTATCTCGTCTACTCTGAGAACGAGAGTCCCGTTACCGCCAGCTACAAATGATTTTCCTACAAATAATTCGGATAAATCTTCTCTATCCAGCTGACTCATTGCCAAATCAATCAAAGTCAGTCGATTAGCAGGCAGGGACTCTATTAGTTTAATCATCTCCCATATATTTTCAGATTATTGATTTATTGCAATCATTTAATCAAAATAAAACTTTGCAACGGGGTGCAAAATCATCTCCGCATAGTCCTACGATTAGCTGTAGACCTTCTATCTCCCCTGTCTGGAGACTTGTGGTTATCTGTCCTCTTTCCTACTAACGCCATCCATGAGATAGAAATTGCGTCTATGATGTCGTCATGGTCTCCGTCTGGGAATACAGATAGCTCATGTTCAAATTCTTTCTTCCATGGCTTGTCTGACACTATGTAAACTCTCTTAGCCTCCACAGAATTAAGCCAAGGCTGAGCCATTAACATCTTTCCTCCTCTGGGCGGTGCAGCTTTTTGCACCTGAACCTCCCCTAGAAGCTCCTGCTTAATATCTTGGAACACTGCTAGGAATCCTGCCACAGATTCTATCATGATACGTTGAACACCGAAATCTGAATCTTTATCACCTAGAGAAGTAGAAATCATGCGAGACCTGTACTTGACCCATGAGAGCTTCATCCTTTCGATATCTGCTATCACGAACTCCTTAGTCTTCTTATTGTATCCACACAAAGCCCCTACAGTAAAGTCTGCGGATTGCTTTTCAGAAACGGCTAGATCCCATCCGCGAACCCATTCAAAATCCGCAAAATTATCCCATTCTAGGAGGTCATCATATAAAATCTTTTGAAGGTTCTCTAAATCTACCACTCCAGAAGTTCGGGTAGTTGGACTCTGTTGATAGTTAGAGACCCATTCGTAATGGGGGACTGAAGCTTTCTTAGCCAAGAAAAACCTCTCATCTTTCCACTGGGGGAATATAGATTCTCCCTCTTCTCGACCCAGAGGGTCGGTATCTGGATCGTCGCAGAGTGCGGGAATCTCTATATAATCAAATACCTCTTCTGGAAATCCCGCGTCTGTGACCTCCTTGGTATATTCCTCTGAAGTTAACTGCCCGATGAGATCTTCGGGGTGCCACCTTGTAGCGACCAATATTATTGAAGCGTCAGAAGATAATCGAGAAAGGCAATCCGCGTCATACCATGTCCGGACTTTATTTCTCTGCACTCTAGACTCTGCTTCTGCACGTCCTGAGTGGGCGTCATCTACAATGAGGATGTCCACTTTACGCCCAGTGAGTTTTTTTCCTGTGGAAGCCGCCCGATATTCAGACCCATTGGATAGATCCCAGAAAGTTTGGGTGTCCTGAGATACTCCATAGGTTATCTCCGGAAATATCCTTCTATGTAGAGGGTCATCCATTCTCCTCTTAATCCACAAAGAAAATCCTACAACGAGTTCGTGGGAGAATCCTGTTCCAGCTACAGAGCACTGCTTTGCACATAAGATCCATGCGGAGAACTCTTTAGATAGCGTCTCGGATTTTCCTACCTGCGGAGGAGTGGATACAGCAAGTCTTATAGATCCTAAGTCTAAAACATCTTGAACTCTGGAGCAGAGAAGTTGGTGAAGTTCCGGGAAATATCTCCCAGTGTCTTCGTTGTTGAAAAGTGCGTAGTAAACCGAGAAATCTGTTCTAGCTAATTTAATAGCTTCCTCCATCAGAGCCTCAGACTCCTCAATACTAAGCTCGTTTACTCCTAAGTCTTTGGACATTTCTATCGATATATTGTCCAAGACTTATTAGTGAGTAGCTCACTACCTAAGTGTTCGGAAACTATCTCAGCAATCGAAACAGGATAATGGAATTTCTTCCTAGCTCCATAGCCAGTAAGTAATGGATCTGTAGATAGCCACCTGACTTCGCAGACTATCCCCCCATCTTCTATGGAAAAATCCACATTGGTAAACTGGATCTCGTCGTCACATTTATTTATTAAGATCATAAATATTACTCTTCTGGGCTCTCTTCTATCTCAGACCGTTCCTGCTGTTTAATTGCTAATCTCTTCAGAATAGTAGACGCTACTGTAGAAGCTGCAGAATCAGACAGTTCTGAAGTTCCAGTAACTCTAGCTTCGACTTCTATAGGATCGGACCCTGTCCCTCCCCCCTCTAAAATGGATCTCCTTCCAAACTCTTTAGGGAATCGTCTCTCTAATGCCCAAGCAGCAGCCTTCCAGTCTCCTTTTCCCACTACGTGCTCTCTTGTGGTAATTACCCCTCCCTCATTAGAAACTTCTTCGCGTTCAATTAAAGGCTGTGCCGCTTTCTGAATGATAACTAGGTTAGATGCTTGGTAGTCTGCTAAGGCTCCCTCCACCTCCATCATGAAGCTTACTAAAATTGCCTCTTTCTCTCCCTCAGCTTCTAGAACGTCTTCTACGGTCTCATACTTTCTTGCTAATTCTGCAGCTTGGCTTTTCCACCTATAGTAGGTCACCTCGTTCATTTTACAGCTATTAGCTGCAGCCTTCATAGTAGAGCCTAGTCGAACCCGCTGTATGAACTGCTCACGAAACGACTTCCTCATATAAAGTCTAGGCTTCTTTCTAGGGCCGCTGTCATCTTCATCCATGAGGAGGTTTATTACTCTCCTAGATCCTGAAGAGTTCGC